AAAATTAGTATGACGACGATATACAACTTTAAAAAAAGTAATTTGAGGATTACCAGTTAAATAAACATCCTGAGCACCATAAGCAACAAGTTGAAGAAGACCACCGCCCATTTATGCTATATTCTTTATACTATAATAGGAGAAAAAAAATGTAATATAATATATTTAATTGCTATAAGCTAATCCACCCATACCTGAAAGTATTCTTAATACATTATAATTAACAGCATATATAATAACATTTGCCGTTGATCCTGAAGGGATTGCATTATTTAATGATAAAACCGCGGTATCAATACGAGACATATTTAAAGTTCCTGAAGGTTGATGTTCTTCTGGTTTAATAGCAAATGAATAAACATTAATACCTTTATTGGGTGAAATATTTGTATGATGTTGATATTGTTGAACATGTGAGAAATAAGTTCCAATTCTTTCAGCAAATCTATCATTTCCATTTAATTGTAATAAACATGATTTAAATGGATTTACACTATCTGATGATAATGGTAAAACTTTAGCAACAGTAGTATATATACTATTAGTATCACCTTTATCATTTACACCATCTTCGGCTAATGGTGTTCCAAAAGTAGTACTTGCGGTAGGTAATATAGGATTTCCGTTATTATATTTTAGAGTATAATTATACCATTGATTTACAGAAGTTGATGTATTTGACTTAGCTACCCATATTAATTCTTTACAAGGATGATTAAAATTTAATTTAATACGTGATGAACCTGAATTTAAAATCTCAGTCCCCGTGAATTGTAATTGCTCAATTAAATATTCATGAGAAAGTTGAGCAAATCTTCGTCTTTCGTCAGTATCTAAAAAGATATAATCAACCCATAAACTAGCAGCTAAATTACCAGATAATGCAGTAACATTAGTAGAATTAGAAATAGCACTGGTAGTACCACTATTTGCCGTATTATATTTATATACACAGTTATCTCGGCTATCAAATTCAATTTTAATTTTAACTTCATGATATTGAAGAGCAATTAAAGGTAAAGCAAGACCAATATTTCTACAAAACCAAAATTCTAATGGTATATATAATTTTTTACCAGTAGAACCTTCTGGGTTATAATTAACATTAGTAGATAAATAAACTGATTCAGATGATGAGGTAACATCAGAATCAGCACCAACCATATATTCCCATCCATTTTTTTTACCTATTGGTAACGATAATTCATTCCATATATATAACCAATCAGAATAATGTTTATCAATTTGTTGTCCACCAATTTCAATAGTTACACTTTTTAATAATTTTAATCCAACATAATTAACATATCTTTCATTAGCATCAGTTAAAGGGTTTGAATTATAAGAACCCGTTAAATATGGTAATAAAACTTCTAAATAAGTACGATGAATTAAATCACCATTGCGTGATATTTGGCAGTATATACTATTTCCAAAAGATGCCTGACCGCTAAAAGTTTGTTGTATTGCTTCCATTGAAAAATTAGTATGACGACGATATACAACTTTAAAAAAAGTAATTTGAGGATTACCGGTTAAATAAACATCCTGAGCACCATAAGCAACAAGTTGAAGAAGACCACCACCCATTTATGCTATATTCTTTATACTATAATAGGAGAAAAAAATATATTTATTTATATAAGCATATTAAATTAAAATAAAAATATAACTATGTTTAAGGAAAAAACATCTAAAAAAAGATTACACTGTATTGATAATAATAAAGATTTATCTACACTGGATGCGATGCATAATAATATAATTAAAAATTATAGTAATAAATTAGATGAAGAAATAAATATAAATAAAAATATAGATGATTTAATAAATTTACAATTTATTATTAATAATGATATAATAAATAATAATAAAAACGACGATATATATACTATATTATGGAATAGTAATATACATATAAAAGAAGAAATAATTAAATTAAAAAAAAATATAAAAGATATAAATGATTTTGATGAAATAGAATATTATGAAAAAACAAGTCAAATTTTATTTAATTATTATGATATGTTAGAAAAACAATCTGTAAATAATATTAAAAAAATTAAATTTCAAAATAAAACAATATTAGATTCTTTTAATATTTCTAAAAACAATAATACTAATAATGATACTAATAATGATATTAATATTGAAACTATTAATAAAGATAAAAGTTCTCTGGTTAATGAATATTTATCAATTACTAATAAACAATATATTAAAAAAATTAATCAAGAAAATTTTGAAATATGTAAAAAATGTAATAATCCTTTAACATGCTTACAACATGATGCTATTATGATTTGTAATTTATGTGGTTATCAAGAATTATTATTAGTTGAACAAAATAGACCTATATTAAAACAAAATACAAAAGATACCTCACATTTTAGTTATAAAAGAATAAACCATTTTAGAGAATGGTGTAATCAAGTACAAGGAAAAGAAAGTACAGATATACCAGATGAAATTTTTGAAAAAATATTAAATGAAATAAAAAAAGAAAAAATACACGATACAAAAACCATTACTTATAATAAAATGCGCGAAATATTAAAAAGATTAAGAATAAATAAATATTATGAACATATAAATTATATAATTAATAGAATTAACGGTATTCCTACACCTCAATTTTCTAATGAATTAGAAGAAAAATTATGTAATATGTTTAGAGATATTCAAGGTCCTTTTTTAAAACATTGTCCAAAAGATAGAAAAAACTTTTTATCGTATAGTTATGTTTTATATAAATTTTTTCAAATTTTAGGATTAAATGAATATTTAAAATTCTTTCCATTATTAAAAAGTAGAGAAAAATTATATGTACAAGACCAAATATGGAAAAAAATATGCGAAGAATTAAATTATGAAATTATTCCTTCTCTTTAATTATTAAGCAGGGAAACCTACAAGGCGGAAACCTGCTCCAAGTCCAACACCTTGGCGTGCTCCTGCTGATATTGAAGGTGCTAATAAATCTAATATAGAAAAGATACATGCAGCGGTTAAACCTAACATCCATATTTCACTCCATTGTAATTTATTTTTTGGTAAAATTAAAGCAACTAATGCTACTATTATACCCTCAAATGCATATTTTAATATTCTTACTAACGCTTCCCACATATCAAAAGTATAGTCTCCTCCGGCCATTTTAATTACTTTATACTATTTAATAAGAATATTATTTTTTATTAAAAATTGATATAAGATTATTTTTTTTAATATATTATATTAGGATGACAAATAATAATGATGATGTAGTTTCAACTAAAGTATGTGATTATTTAGATGAAGATAAACAAATTAGAAATCAAAATTATTGTCTATTATCATTTATTAGTCCAGAAGATATTTTAAAAAATAAAGAAAGTTATTATTTTTCTCGTTTTTTAAAACAATTTAGTAATGATATTACTACTTTATTTGATGGTATTCGTAATAAATATCCGGATTCTGCTGATTTAATTGATACTGTTAAAAATAATCATGCTTATGTTTTTAATGATACTGAAATGAATGAACAATTTAAATTTTTTAAATCTATTAATTCATCTGAAATTGAATCCGATTTTCATCGTGATAATAATTTTCAAACTTCTATTCGAGGTATTAAAGTTAGAGGCGTTTTTGATACTATGGAAGAAGCTAAAAATCGTACTGAATTTTTAAAACGTTCTGATAATAAATTTGATATTTTTATTGCACAAGTTGGCTGTTGGTGTCCATGGTCTCCAAATCCTAATGATTTACAAGATCAAGAATACTCTGAAACACAACTAAATACTTTAATGAAACAATATAAAAAGAATATGGAAAATAAAGATGAGGTCTTTGAAAAAAGAAAAGAAGATTTAATTGAAAATTCTAAAAAAAAATCATCGGATGTTGTTGTTGATGATGTGAGTGCTCAATTACAAGAATTAGATCCATGGTCGGCTTCTAAACAAAATACTAATGAACCAGTATAATACATTATATTACATTATTTTTTCTATAATAATTATAAAATGAAATCAATTGCTATATTTTTATTGTTTATTGGTATTATATTAATTATACAAGGGTATTATAAACAAAAATTTAATAATTGTACAAAAGCAAAAACTATTATTAAATATATTCCAAGAACATTATATGAAGAACAATTATCAGATAGTGATAAATTAAATGAATATTATAGTAGTATATTTGAACAAACTCAACCAAATTATTATAATGATAAATATTAGGATTTAATGTCTAATATAAATGATATAGGTATTAATTTATTTAATTATGTAGATAATGTTAATGATAATAATAGTAAAACAAAATTATTATTATTATTAGAACAATTAAATAATAATAATAGAGAAAATGATGATTTAATTATTAATGCAAAAATTTTATATGATATTAAATATGAACAACCGCGTATTACTAATAATATAAATTATACTGATTATGTTAATAAAAGAGAAATATTATATAATAATTGGATTTTAAATAAAAATTTAAATAATTTAATTGAATTAGTTAAATTATTACCTCCAGAAAATAAACTTATTGATGATATATATACATATACTTTCTTATTAAAAAATAAATCAACTAAACCTAAAGATGTTATTAAACATAAACCTAAAGAAATTAAAGATGATAACAGTAAGAAAAATGTTAAACCTACAAAAGTAGTTAAAACTAAAGAGGAAAATAAAGTACCTAAACCTGAAGAAATTGAAGAAATTGAAGACGATGAAGATATAAAAAAGAAAGATGAAGATAAAGTACCTAAACCTAAAGAAATTAAAAAGAAAGATAAAGATAAAATACCTAAACCTGAAGAAATTGAAGAAATTGAAGAAATTGAAGACGATGAAGATATAAAAAATGTTAAACCTAAAGAAATTAAAAAGAAAGATGAAGATAAAATACCTAAACCTAAAGAAATTAAAAAGAAAGATAAAGATAAAATACCTAAACCTGAAGAAATTGAAGAAATTGAAGAAATTGAAGACGATGAAGATATAAAAGATGTTAAACCTAAAAAAGAATTAGTTATACCTGATAATAAAGTATTAAATCCAGCAACCGGAAGATTAATATTAAAAAACAGTGCTTATGCAAAAAAACACGGACTTAATAAAAAATAATATAAACTAATAGAAATGATAGAAAAAACATTTAAATTTAATATATTAGCTTTCTTTTTAGCATTTAGTGCAGGACTATTATATGTATATATAGCAGCACCAAAACCTAAAATTGTTATAAAATATCCAACTCCATATAATGCATCTAAAATAGTGTATAGAAGTGATAATGATTTATGTTATAAATATAATGCTGACGAAGTAAAATGTGATGCAAATTCTATACAACAAACTATTATATAAATATAAATTAGTAGATGATAGAACTTAAAAGTATTGTTGATAAATTATTTTATGATAATACTGGGCAAATTATAGTAAGTGCGATTTTTGGATTATCATTAGCATTAATGTTTACTCGTGTATGTAAAGATAATTGTATAATATATTATGCACCACATATAGAAGATGTATCAAATAAAACATTTAAAATAGAAGATACATGTTATAAATATACAACAAATACAGTAAAATGTAATAATAAACCATTAGAAACATATAATAATAATTTAAATCCAGAAAATAAATTAGAAGAAAAAGGATTTTTTGAAAAAATATTTTAATATATTAGCGTTTTATTTTAGTTATTTTTATTATATTATTATTTTATAAATGGAATCAATAAATAATACATCAATGTCTACTCCTATTAATAATTTACCATTAAAAACTAAACAAATAAATAATGATGAAATTGAAGACCCTCAGGTTCAAGATATATTAAAAGAATTTGAAGAAGAAATAATAGCATCAAAAAAACAACCTCAAAAAATAATTCCAAATATTCCAATACAACAACCGCAACAACAACCAATATTACATCAACAATACCAACCACAACAACAAAAAAATAATATAATAACAAATGATTATATTAATAATGATTATATTAAAAAAGCATTAATTATAACATTAGTAACAATTATTATATTTTATCCTAATGTATTTATAATATTAATTCGTAAATTACCAATACCATCAAGTATTATATTAATGGTGGAAAAAAATGATTTTTATATAAAAAGTATATTAGTTTTTATTGGTATATATATAATAATGTATTATAAACTACTATAATTTATATTTTTATCATAGCCAGCATAATTATTTTTATCAATGTCTAATCCTTGTGCTCCATATATTTTTTTTTCTGATGTAAATCCTTTAATTTCTGATTTATAATTTTCATCAGAAAAAATATTATTTTGTGCTGATTTTAATAATTCCGCAGAAATATATGGTATTATTATTTTACAAATATTACTATTATTACTATCATTACTATCATTATTAATATTTTTAAATTTTTCTTTTCCTTTTTCTTTATTATTAATAGTTAATAATTTATCATACATTTTATAATATAAAATTAAAAATATTAATCCTAATAAAAATCCAATAGATACATCAATAATTAATAATATAAATAATACAATTAACGCAATTCCTAATTGATTATTAGGATTTTTTAAAAATATAGGTATATTAAAATCAAATATTAATGTTAGTATTATTAATACTAATAATAGTAATCTAATTATATTTAATATCATTTTAGTTCTAATTTTACTAAATATAATATATATAAAAATAATTTATATATAATATTATGATATATAAATGAAAACATCATTATCAGATAGAGGATATGGTATAGAAAAACAAAATAATGAAAAAATAATAAATGAATTAAAAAAAGAATTATTAGTATCACCATTAAATAATTTTGATTCTAATGTAATTAAACAATATCCAGTATATCTTGAAAGTGATACTAAAATATATATACCAAAATATTATGGATTACAAAAATTTGGAATACCAAAAATAAATAAATTAAAATTAGGCGATGATTGTAATCGTTTAATTTTTAAAGGTAAATTAAGAGAAATACAAGAAGAAGTTATAAATAATTATATTAAAGCTGCATTAGATCCATTAAAAAAAGGAGGTATTATATCAGTACCTTGTGGTTTTGGAAAAACAATTATGGCAATATATATTGCTTGTTATTTTAAAAAAAAAACTTTATTTATATCTCATAAAGATTTTTTAAATCAACAATTTATTAATACCGCAAAATTATTTGCACCTGATGCAACTATTGGTATTATTAAACAAAAAAAAGTAGATATAATAGATAAAGATATAGTAATAGCATCATTGCAATCATTAGCAATAAGAGATTATGATATTAATATATTTAAACAATTTGGATTAGTAATATTTGATGAATGTCATCATTTAGCTGCTGAAGTTTTTTGTAGAGCATTACAAAAAATGAATATACCATTAACATTAGGATTATCCGCAACATTAGATAGAAAAGATGGATTAAAAAAAGTATTTGAATGGTATTTAGGAAAATCTGTTTATAAATTTAAAAATAAAAAAGATATTGATTTAATTGTTCAAATTCATAAATATTATGAAACATCGTCCGATTATTCTGAAGTTAAATTAATTTTTAATGGAAAAGTAAATATTGCCGGTATGGTAAATAATATATGTAATTATAAACCAAGAACATTATATATAATTAATATAATACTTACATTATTAAAAAATGAACCAAATAGAAAATTATTAGTTTTATCAGAAAGAAGAAATCATTTAAATGAAATTGAAAATTTATTAAAATTTAATGATTTAAATGATATTGGTTATTATGTTGGCGGTATGGCTACTAAAGATTTAGATATTTCATCAACTAAAAAAATAATATTAGCAACTTATCAAATGAGTTCAGAAGGTTTAAATATTCCAACATTAAATACTGTTATATTTGCTAGTCCAATATCTGATGTACAACAATCTTTAGGTAGAATATTAAGAGAAAAAAAAGAAGAAAGAAAATATATACCATTATGTATTGATATTTGGGATGAATTTTCAATTTTTTTAAGAAAAGGTTATAGTCGTATAAAATATTATAAAAATAATAATTATGATATTGAATATTATATAAATAATGAAAAAATTCCTGAAAAAAATGACGAAGATAAAGAAATTAAATGCAAATTTATACCAGACGATGATTAATATTATAATTAAATATATAATAATATAAATAGATAAATGAATTTTATATATTTAATATTTGTATTTTTTATTATATTTATTTCTATTGTATTATTTTATAATTATTATAATTATAATAATTATAATAATTATAATAAAGTTCCTTTAAAAAATAATATTGATAATAATATTATAAAAAATGAAAAAAAATTATTAAATGATGATATTATAAGTAATATTAATAATGAAGGATTTGTTAATGAATTAATTAAAAATATTATTAATTATGATAATTCAGAATATAAAAATCAATTTTTAGAAATAAAATCTAAAATACCAACTAATAATATTATTGGTTTTAATACACCAGCTAAAGAAGAAAAAAAAGATTTACCATATGCTAATATAAATGTTAATTATTTATCAAAAATCAATTAAATTTTTTATTTCAATGTTATAATTTAATATATTTAAATATTGATATTTATCTGACCCAAATGCTCGTGATATTCCTGTATCACAATACCATATTTGATTATCTATAAATTTAATTTCAGGAAATGGTGTATGGCCAACAAACATATATATACAATTTAACTTTTTAAATAATTCTGCTGTTTTTATTATATCATTTTCAGAGCGAGACCATAATATACCATCTTGACTAAATATAATTTTATCTAATATTTCTTTATCTTCTATTAAAATAGGTATTTTTAATAAATATTTATTCCATAAATCATTAATATATGAAATATTTTTATTATATTTCTCTAATATTAATAAATGTTCTAATGATAATTTTGCATGACAAAATATTAAGTCGCCTATTTTAACTATTAATGGTCGTTTTGCTAATATTAATGCTAAAGATCCTAATGGTTTAAATATATCTTTTCTATATTCTGATTTACTTTTTTCTGAAACATATGTAAAATCACCTATTGTATTCATTAATTCATGATTTCCTATTAATGATATTACCATACCTCCTTTAGACCTTGCTAACATATCTAAATTATTTGTAAAATATATCATTTCTATATCTGGTAAAACCTCCCAATTATTATAATTTGCTCTATTTAAACTATCAACCTGATCACCTAATTGAACTATAATAGTATTTTTAGGTTCAGCTATCCATTCAAAATTATTATTTATTATTTTTTCATTTAATAATATATTTTTAAATCTTTTTAAATCTCCATGTATATCTCCTATTACTACTATTCTTGGCGCTATTGAATATTCATAATTAAAATTATTAAACATTATTATTATACATACATAATTATTACTTTATGTTTTTATATTACTTTTGTTTTTTGTAATTTATTTTCAGTTTTTATTGATTTTATTTGTTTTAATATTTTAATTTTATTACATCTATTTGTTATAGGATTTAATATTTTTCCTTCTGGACATATCTTTTTTTCTGTTGGTTTTATTGTTGTTCCTTTTGGTTTTAATATTGTTCTTTTTTTTTCTTTTAGTTTTAATATTTTAATTTTATTACATCTATTTGTTATAGGATTTAATATTGTTCCATCTGGACATTTCTTTTCTTTTTTTATTTTATCATTAAAATTTTCTAATTTTATTGGATAATTTGTTAATGGGTTTATTATTTTTTTTACATCAGGTGGTTTTATTATTTTAATTTTATTACATCTATTTGTTGTAGTATTTAATATTGTTCCTTCTGGACATATTTTATCTTCTAAATTATAATCTATTGATATATTAAATTTTTTTTTTAATTTTTTTATATATATTAATTTAATTGGAGGTTTATTAAATGAAAAACATAAATCTACATTTTTTACTATATCAACAATTATATCTTTTATAAAAGTTGGATAACAGTCAGGACTTAAACAAAAATCTGTATCTTTTTTTATATTCCAACTATATTTCATTAATTCACATGGTATATTTAATATATCATCACTTTTTATACTGGTTTTAAACATCATCATAGCAGGATCTATTGTAGATCGTGTCCATCCATTATATATATATCTCTCATTTTTACATGTTATTCCTGATATAACATGTCCTGCTGCATTTTTTATATGTTTTTTATTCCAATTTCCTAATATTACTGAATCTAATATATATTCTTCGTTATTATATTTTATTACATCATTATGTGATAATAATTCATCTTTATTATCTATTATATTATAATAATTTGGTACATATTTATTAAATTCTTTTTCAATATCATAATGATTTATAACAATTACATCTGGATGTAAATTTTTTCTTAAAGTTTGTTTTAATTTAAATTCTGATACAATACCTGATCTTGTAAATAATTTATCATCACGCATAAAACTTATAAATTTATTATACTCTGAATATATTATCTCATTATTATATTCATCAAATAATAATATTGATGCCCCTAATAATTTATATAATTTTCTTATATATGCTTCAGGCATATAACCTTTTTTAAATAATTCTAAGTTAAAAAATTTCTTTTTATTATATTGATGTAAATCATTTAATATATATTCAGGTTTTACTATATTAAAATAACTATAACTTGATTTTAAATCTTTATCCTTTACATATTTTTTATCTATTATGGTTTTTAATAATTTAAATATTTTGATTCGCGTATCCCATTTTTTTGATAGTTTCATTATTAATTTACGACTATTTTGACTATATAAAATACACATTAATAAACTATTAAACCAACATGTTGGTCCAACTTGTGGAAATGTTATAACTCTTTTACAAAAATCTTTATTATTATTCATTCTATATAAATAAATTTAAAAAAAATTATTTTTATAATTATTAAAGCGATTTATAAATTTTTTATTAAAATTTTCTAATTTAATTACTTTATCTGTTAATGGATTTATTATTGTTTTATTTTTACCACCTATACTACTTATATTATGATCTATAGATATATTACTTTCTCCTGATAATTTTTTTATATATATTAATATTCTTTCTGGTTCTCCAAAATTATAACATAATTTTTTTTTATAAACATCTTCTATTTTATCTTCTGATATATCTTCTTTTATACATTTTTTTGAATTTATACAAAATTCACCACTATTTCTTTTAGCATTCCATTCATACTCCATTAATTGACATGGAATGCTAATAGGTTTATCAATTCCTGTTAATGCTTTATCTAATTTTATTCTAGGAAGTCCATTATATATAAATCTTTTATTTTTACATGTTAAACCAGCAATAGAATGACCTATTAAATTATTATTTATCATTAATCCATTCCAACTATTTAATATTATAGAATCTAATATATAAATACTACTATTATATATTATAGTATCATTAAATGATACTAATTCTGTATCTTTTACAATTTTATCAGAATAATCAGTTGTCATTAAATCATTTTTTAATAAATCATTAATAATTATAATATCTGGATTTATATTTTCTTTAATTTTATCTATTGTAAAATTTTTAAAATTAAATAATAATGTTCCGTCTTTATCTTTATAATTTGTAAATTTATTAAATTTTGAATATGTTAATATATTATCATATAAATCAAACATTATTAATGATGCGCCTAATAATTTATATAATTTTCTTATATATGCATATGAATAATAACCATTATTAAATAATTCTAATTTAAAAAATTTTTTTTCATTATACTTATTTAAATTATTTAATATATATTCAGGCGTTATTGTTAAAAAATAAGTATATTCAATTATATATCCATTTTCATTTAAATATTTTTTATATAATATTTCCTTTAATATTTTATATATTTCAATATCAGTATTCCATGTTTTTGATAATTTCATTATTAATTTACGACTATTTTGACTATATATTATTGCCATTAATAATGTATTAAACCAACATGTTGATCCTGTTTGTGGTAATGTTATAATTTTAGAACAAAAATTAAAAGTAATATCTTCCATCTATTTATATTATTTAAATTTTTCTAATATTTTATCTTTATTTATATTATTTTCAAATATATACCATTTCTTTTTTGATGGATCCCATCTTGCTCCTAATACTTTCGCTTCATCTTTATTTGCATATGCTACATTTAAATATATTTTATTATTATCTTCTTTATCTTTTACTTTAATATCTAATGCTAAATTTGCTAATAAATCTGCATTATAATTACCTAATGAATGTTTATCTTGTTTATTTGTATGTGCTTCAATATGTTTAAATGATATATTTTTATATTTTGATGTAATATTATATAATTCTTTTAATAATTCTATATTTGGTATCTTTTTATCTTTTATTTCCCAATTTACTTTTGATAATTTCTCTGAATATGTTGTTGCGCATTTTATTGCATATTCAGAATCTGTTATTATATTTATCTTTAAATTTTCTTTTATTTCTTTATGTAATATATTTAATGCTCCTATTATTGCTTTTAATTCTGCTGTATTATTTGTTTGTTTCCCATCTATTAAACTTGATACATTTCTTGGATCATTATATCCAAAATATATTCCTATTGATGCTTTTGCATTTGGTTTTCCATTATTTATACACCCGCCATCAGTATATACATAAATTATATTATTTTCATTTATATAATCTATTGCTTCTTTTTCTGTTTCAAATTTTCTATATTTTGGATTATCTATACCTTCTATATTTATTTTAACATCATTCCAATTCGTATATATTATATTATTCTTTATTCCTCTCAATACTGCATAAAATGCCATATTATATTTATTTAATATAATATATTATCATTTTTTTATATTTATATATTAATAATAAATAATATATATATATTATTATAAATATATTTAATTGAGTATATGTTCGATTATTTATATTATTTTCTATTTCTTCTATATATATATCGCATTCAGATTTCATATTTAAAAAAATACATCTATTATATAAATAATCATAAAATGCTATTGGTGTTTTATAATAAAAATAATCATAACATTCTATATATTTAGTATTATTCATTTATTATTATAAATATTAAAAATTTATAAGGAAGAGTACATTTTAGGTTTTTTATTATTTTTTCATTTTTTACTTTAAAGTAAATTATTTTTATTTTTGAAATTTTGTAAAATGTACTCTCAGTATTAAAATGATAAGGAATATATTATATAGCATTAAGATATATTATTTATATAATACATATAAATACATTAAATAACATTAAGATACATCTTAATACATCTCGCTAGTCTTTTAAATATTAAAGAATTAAAAGGAAGAGTACATTTTAGGTTTTTTATTATTTTTATTTTTGAAATTTTGTAAAATGTACTCTCATTATTAAAATGATAAGGAATATATTTATTAAACCAAAAAAAACTATATTATTTACAAAAAAATATTATTCTATTGAAATTATAAATTTATAATTTTAATTCTTTAATTAATTTATCAAAATTTGGTGCTAAATCACCTTCTTTAATCATACCAAATTTATTTCCATAAAATTTTAAGTTTAATACTTTATTATTTTCATATACTACAAATATTTTTTTTGATGGAAAATATTTAATTGTTTTATTGTTTTCGTATGTATAATATGGTTTCAAGTGTACCAATACAACCTCTTAATATCTATCACCATAAATATAAGTATCATCATCAATATTAATAAAAATAGTAATAGTCATAAGTAAATGATATATATATATATAAATATCATTTTTTATTATTTATATATTTAACAAAATAAAAAATGATATAATTATAAATAATAATTATATATGACTAATTATTTATTTTCTGATGAATTTACTATTGGTGTTGATGAAGCAGGTAGAGGTTCGTTATTTGGTAATGTTATTGCTGCCGCTGTAATATTACCAACTACATTTCCAGATGATAAATATAAATTAATTAAAGATTCTAAAAAACTATCATTTAAAAAAAGAAAAGAATTAGCTATTTATATTAAAGAAATTGCTATTACATATGGTATTGGATTTGCTACACCAAAAGAAATTGATGAAATTAATATATTACAAGCAACAATGAAAGCAATGAATAGAGCATTAAATTATGCTTATGAAAAAAAAGAATTTAATAAAATTTTAATTGATGGCACTTACTTTAAAGGATATAGTCCAAAAGGTTATGATACTGAACTTATTGATTATGAATGTATTCCACAAGGCGATAATATATATATTAATATCGCAGCAGCAAGTATATTAGCAAAAGATTTTCATGATAATAAAATTTTAAATTTAGTTGATAATAATTTAGATTTAGAAAAATACAATTTAAGAACTAATAAAGGGTATTGTACGCTTTTACATAGAAATGCTATAAAAGAACATGGACTTACAAATTATCATAGAAAAAGTTTTAAAATTACTTAAATTTTCGGTTTTAATCCCGCGATTTTAGAAGCAACTTTAGTATTTAATTTACTAATATTATTATAATTAGATTTTACAAGATTTAACTCATAAGTTTCTTTATCTGAAAACATATATCTAATATTAAACCATATATATCTTAAATATATGTATGCAACATTTAATACTTGTAATATTATATCACCAAATATTTGATATATTATATATCCTAAATATATAAAAAAACATATAAATAATATATATATAAAATTATTTATTGTTTTTGTAACATTTGGTAATGTATAATCTGCAAAAGGTTTATTATTTACATCATTTTTAATATTTATTGTATTATTTGGGTTAGATGTTGTATTAGTAGTTATAGTATCATCTGGATATTCAATAAAAAATTCATTTTCATTATAACTAAATGGTGTTATAGTTGCATCAGTAGGGTATTTTTTTTTAAGTATATCAAATATAACTTTACTAAAATTACTTTTTCCATCAAAGCAATGATTAGAAGCCTTTTTAAATATATTTGTTAATCTAATTATTTTATTTTTATTTCCAAGAATATTTTTATTAAACATAAGGTTATCATCTTTTGAATTTCTTATTAAAAATATAATTATATATTCTATTTTTAATGTGTTAAAAGAAGAATTAGTTAAGTCTTCTAATGGTGTATCATAATTATTAGTACTATCAAAAAATGTGGCGCCATAATAAGTTAGTTGTCTATTATCATATAATCTTTTAGCAATATTATAACATATAATTAATTTATTTGGATTAAATAAATTATATTCATGCATTTTTTGCATTATATCAATATTTGGTATTGAAAATATTGAACTTTTATATGTTAATTGCGATGACGATGGATCATCATAATTTTTTAATAATATATCATATATATTATTTTTTATAAGTTGTTTTAATTCATCGTGTATTTTAAAAAAAAATAAATTATTTTTAAATTGTTTGCTTTGTCCATTCCAAAATTGATTTATATTTATAATATTACAATCTGTGTTATATTTAATAACTTCGTCTGAATAATAAATATCTTTGGTTGATTGTATATCATATTTATTTTCATTACTTGTATTTATATATATTTGCTGATATTCATTTAAAAAAAATATACTTGCATCATAATAATTAAAACTTAATAATGCTATTAATGCTAATGGTGTATATCCTAATGTATTATTAAATAATCCATTATAAGCATATTTTTTTGATATACAATAATTATAAATATTATCAGATTTAAATGGTATATTATTATGAGTACATGGTTTAAAACAATTAAATACTTTAATTTTATCACCATCTTTATAATATCCATTACCAAAATGATAATTTTCTATTAAAAACCAATCATACCATCTTTCATCACAATATGCGTTATTTTTACTAAAAGCAAATTCATATATTTTTGGTGTTTCTATTACATTTAATTTATTAATAGTAAAACCATCAGGTAATGATAAATTTACAGGAGGAATACATTTATTTGTTGTTTTACTTAATGTAAACCATGGACTATTCGTCATTAATGCACAGTTTATATAAACATTATTTGTACCTTCTCGTCTTTTACAAAAACTATATGGAGCATCCTTATTATCGTCTAATTTTATATTAATATTACTAACATCGCCATTAATATCTTTAATATAAGGATCATCATTATAAACAGATGTAAAATAAGTTGTATCTATATTACAATCATCATTATTTTTATATTTATAATTATATAACGACTGTTTTGCACAATTAATATTTGCATAATTAATAAAATATGGACAAGACATATATCTATATGTTAATTATAATTATTTTTTATTTTTATTTAAAATTATTTGTATAATAAGCATATATATTTGATTGATTTGAATTATTTTTAATTTGTTCTATCGTATAATATGGTAATGTATTTATATAATTTAATATATATAAATCATTATTTTTATTTTTTATAAAAGGATAAATATCAGCAGATTTATTTTGTATTTTATTTGTTTCTGGATTTGATGTATCATATGATATATCAGTTATATCATAAATTCCATCTACATTATTTGAATAACTAAATTTTATTATTTTTTTATCATTTAAAGAATAATAATTACTTGTACCTTTTGTTGGTTTATAATTTTTTAAATATTCTGGTAATAAATTAATATCAGCATTTGTATATATATCTTCTGGAAAATACCAATTTATATCTTTTGGTTTTAATATGGAATTTGTATATCCATTTTCTTTTCTTAAATTATAGATACTTTGATTATATTCTAAATCATCGTATGATATATGAGTTATATTATTTGCTCTTCCTTTTGTTTCTTGTATTTTTTCTCTTGCTTGTGCATTATTTAATAATACATTATTATTATATAAATAATAATTTATATAATTTGTAAAACTATTTAAATTATATAATAATCGTTTTGTATAATCTTCTGGTATTATATATGATAAGTAATTTTTATTTTCATCATATATATTATTATAATTTATTATATTTAATGGATTATCTATATTATTGCCTACTGAATTTAATACATTTGTTGATGATGAATTATTATTTGAATTAAATGGATTACTAAAACCATAAAAATATATATATATTAATAATAATATTACTATAAAAAACAATATATATTGTATTAATATTCCTCGCGATTTCCCCAATTCTACCATTCCTCCCAAAAATGTCCAACATTTATGTAAAAATGACCCTATACAACCAAATATATAGTTAAACAATCTTCCTAATATATTTAATCTTTTATAAAAATTCTCATCATTTAATTTATGTATATCTATATTATTCTTTTTATCTTCTATATCTCTCTTTTTTTTAAAATTATATTCTTCTAATTTCTTTTTATAATCACTTTCTATTGTATCATATTCAGTTTGATATTTCGTTTTTATTTCATCTAATTTACCTGGTACTAAACTTGCTAATTTTATTTTTTCTGGTATAAATAATGGAACATCTATTTCACCTCCTTTAATCTTTTTTCTCATTTTCTATACTTACTAAAAATGAGATAAATTATTTAATTTTATTTTCAATATTTTAATTAAATATGAATAAATATTTAATTTTAGCTATTATCTTATTACTAATTTATTGTTATTGTTATTTTATTTTTAATTTTGATATTACTATTTTACAAACTTCTTTAAATGATTTTAATTTTAATTTATTATACCAAAAACAACCTTTAATTATTGAAGATAAAATTATTGATTATAATAATCTTGTTTCTTCTTGGTTTAAACAAAATATTATTTATGATAATATTTCTTATAATTGTAATTTTTGGAATACTAATAATTTTAAATATTTATTTATTTATTCTATTAATGATACCGAGATTTTATTAAATAAACCTAATATAAAAAAAATTATTCCTGATGAAACTGATCAAATTGTTTCTATTCAATTATATACTAATCAATGTTTAATATTACCTTTTAAATGGAAATATTTTATTGAAAATAATAATGATCTTATTATTATTGGCATTCATGATTATATTACTTATTTCTTAGCCTTTTTTACTACTTTCTTCTGAGTTTTATCGGTTGTTTTACTATCATTTTCATATTCTAATTCAATTGTTGTTTTATGATTTATCCATTCTTTTAATAATTCTTCTAATTCTCCTTTCCATATTTTTGATAATGATGTTCCTCTTAATTTTTCAATTTCATTTCTTAAATTTTCTACTTGTTTCTCTAATATTATTTTTCTTTCATATGTTAATTGTGATATTGGCATTTTTAATAAATAACTATATGCTTTATTATCTTCTGTTATATCATCCTCCTTATCTTCTTCGTCATTACTTATTTTTGGATATTTTAATACTGTTAATTGGTCTGCGATTTCTGTATATTTCTTATTCATTATATGAATTGTATTGCTTATTACATCTAATATAAATCTTATCTTTGATGATAATACTAAATATTCCCTTTCCATTATTTTGATTTGATTATTTTTTCGTTCTTGATATTTTTTAAATCTTACTATCGCCCATTCTTTTACTATTTCATTTGTATTTTCATATTTTTTAATATGACCTTCTTCTGAATATAAATGTAAATTATTTAAACTTAAATTCTTTGTTGATATTAATTTAAAATCATTTTCAAATTTACTACCTATTCCTCCTCTTGCTCCTACTGACATATTTAATATAAATTTTACATTCTTTGCTGTATAATGACTTTCGAAATTTTTAAACGATGGATATGAATTATTTACTAACATTTCTTCTAAGAAATTTTTATAATCTTCTGTCCATGTTCCTATTGGTAATTCTGTTATTTCCACTGTTGAATCATCTACCCAATTATATATTCCTTTACTTTGATATGTATTTTTCTCTTTATGTTCTATTACTCCTTTAAATCCTAAATAATATGGTTTTAATGTTTCTAATTCTACATCTTTAATTATTTCTTCTATTTTTGTAATATCTTCTTCATTATTAATTATATCACATATTTTCTTACAAATATTAATTATCTCTTCTGGATTATGTTGCGGTATATTTGTTGAAAATCCTGTTCCAATTCCTATTCCTCCATTTACTAAAATCATTGGAATAATTGGAATATAATATTCTGGTTCTATTTGATCTCCGTCTTCAAATTGAGAATTTAATATACTATTATCTTCTTCTTTAAATATTAATCTTGCTAATTTTGATAACAATGTATAAATATATCTTGCAGATGACGCATCATTGCCTGATAAAATTCTTGTTCCAAATTGTCCATTTGGTACTAATAAATTTATATTATTAGTACCTACAAATATCTGTGCCATTCCAATAATTGCCTGTTGTAATGATGTTTCACCGTGATGATATGCTGTAACTTCACTAACATTACCTGCTAATTGTGCTACTTTAATTTCATTTGTATATAATTTTCGTTTAAAACATGCATATAAAATTTTTCTTGTACTTTCTTTTAATCCATCGCATATATGATTTATTGATCTTTCTAAATCTCGATTACTAAAATGAATTAAATCTTTATTTATAAATGTTTCATATTCTACTATTGGTTTCGTATAATCTAATACATTATCTTTATCATATTTTATTAACCATTCTTTTCTATTATCTGCTCTCTTTTTATTAAATGCTAAATCTATTGATTCATCTGACTGATCTGTATATTTATATGTTACCTTTTTCATATGTCTAAAATATTCTTTTGCCTCTTCTTCTTTTGATGTTCCAAGCCCTTTATAATATTTGATTTTATAACTTCCTTTTTTCCCTTCTGTTTCTTTCCATTTATTATAATCGGTCATATTATAAAATGATGTTACATCATGTGTTTTTGTATTTGTTACTTTAATAATTGGTGTAAGCATTGATGTTAAAAATCCTTCGATTTTATATAATGATGGCCATAATGTTTGAAATACATTAAATAATAATCCTTTAATATGACTTCCGTCATGATCTTGATCTGTCATAATCATAATTGATCCATATCTTAATGATGATAAATCAGTATATTTTTTATTTTGTTCTAATCCTAATATTTTCTTTAATGCTGTAATTTCCGCATTATCTGCGATTTTTTGATTTGATACATCTTTTACATTCATAATTTTTCCTCGTAATGGAAATACACCATAATTACTTCTTCCAATTACACTTAATCCTGATATTGCCATAGTTTTCGCGGAATCTCCTTCTGTTAATATTAAAGTACAACCAGCACTATCTTTTGTTCCTGCTAAATTTGCATCATCTAATTTTGGTACTATAATTCTATTAACCTTCTTTCCATCTGTTTTAACTACTTTTTTCTCATCTGTAATTTCAGTTAGACTTAACGCTTTTTCAATAATTCCAGATTTATATAATTTATCAAAAAATTTTTCGCTCAATTCGCACTTACTCCCATATTTAGAAACTGGTGTAGATAATGTCTCTTTTGACTGCGAATCAAACGACGGATTTACAATTGTAGATTTAATAAATAGGAATAAATTATCTTTAATATATTGTGGTTTAATTGTTTTTTTCTTTTTAGATGCCATTTCTACTAATCCTTTTGTAATTTGATTTAATATATAAGTTGTATGTGTGCCTCCTTTTAAATTATTAATACCATTACAGAATGAAATTTGTTCAAAAATTCCTGATTTAGATATAGAGGCTACTACTTCCCATCGTTCATTTGGAGATTCATATATTCTTGGTTGTATTTTTTTATCTTCTAAAAATAAATTGGCATAATCTTCAAATTCTTTTATTGCTATTTTATTTTCATTAAAATATACACTTACTTCTTTTGGTGTTACAGCAGAACAATCATAAACTCTTCTCTCAAATAATTGAAAAATATCATCTGTTAATCCTTTTAATGCAAATCGCTCATAATCTGGTAAAAACGTAATTTTGGTATATGGTACTTTTGTATAACTTTTAATTTCTGGAACTGTTTTTTCAAGCATATTATTTTTAAATGTCTGTTTATATATTTTTTTTCTTACAAAATCAACTGTTTCAATTTCAAATATTTTACTAAATATAGAAGTAGCCTTGGATCCGATTCCATTCTTTCCACCGATACCGATTTTATCATCTTTATTATAATTCGACGAGGTTAATAATACACCAAATATCATTTCAGGAATCCATAAATCATTTTCAGGATGTTTTTCAATTTCAATACCTGAACCACTATTATAAACTGATATATATCCGGTTTCTTTATTAATAGTAACTCGAATATCTTTAACAGGTTTTATATTTTCTTTACCATTTTTAATATCTTGATTTAATCTTGAAACATGATCCGTTGCGTTTACAATAATTTCATCGTAAATTTTATATAAACCAGGTATATAAGTAATATCTTTTTCTACCATTTTATTATCTTCAATAACAAATGTTTTTACTATATTAGGCTCAATACTTCCAATATATGTATCTGGTAATTCATAAATATGCGTTCTCAAGTCGTGCTTTTTGTATTTTTTTGCTAAATCATTTGCCATTTAGTTTATATTATAATATTAATATTATTTTTATATAATATCATTTTTTTTATTTTTATATAAAAATAAAAATTGATAATGTTTTTTAATTATTTATTTATTAACAATGAATAATATAATAAGAGGTTTTGAATATGAAAAACAAATTAAAAATTATATTATAACTAATTTAAATAAAAAATGTTATTTATGGTCTGAAACGCCTGAAACTATATTATTATATAATAATATAATTGGATCTCATAATGATGGTAGAATCAGAAGAAAAAATACTAAAGAAAATAGATTAATTGATACTGGAATTGATATAATTCAAATAGAAAATGATGATGGTTTATGTTCAATAGTACAATGTAAAAATTGTTATAATAAAGGTATTACTATTCATAATTTAAGTGGATTTTTAAGTTGGATGTTTTCATTACCAACTATTAATGGTTATGTTTATTATACAAAAAATTTATCTATAAATTTAAGATCTTTACCTAAAAATGATAGAATTAATTATATTAAAATTCCTTTTATTGAAAATAATATTATAGAAACTAAAATGAATATTACATCATTTGATTATCAAATTGAAGCAAAAAATAAAATTATAAATTATTTTAAAGAAAACAATAGAGGTATTTTATCAGCTCCTTGCGGTATAGGTAAAACTCATATATCATATTTAGTATCTACTGAATTTAATAAAGTTATAATATTATCGCCATTAATTCAATTTTCTAAACAAAATTTAGATAAATTTATTGAATATGGATATAATAATAAAAATTTATTAGTAAATTGCGAAAATGAAAGAGATATAACTAAAATAAAAGAATTTATTAAATTAAATGAAAAATATTTAATATCATGTACTTATGACAGTATCGATATTATTATACCATTATTATAATATATGAATAATCCATTATTTATTATTGATGAATTTCATAATATTTCTAAAAATAATTTAATTAATCCTGATAATGAATTATATAAATTATTATATTCAAATCATAAAATATTATTTGTATCGGCTACTCCACGAATTTACGAGTTAGAATATGATGAGGAATATTATAATTTTGATGAAATATTTGGTGATGTTATATATAATATGAATTTTACAGATGCTATAAAAAACAAGTATATTTGTGATTATAAAATTTGGATTCCATGTATAAATGAGAATAATGAAACTTTAAATACTGAATTATCAATTTATAAAATAGATGAAAATATAAAAGCAAAATGTAATTTCTTAATATCGTGTTTATTAAATAACGGTAGTAAAAAATGTATTATATATTGTAAAAATACAGAAGAATTAAATGATATGATAAATGGTATTAATGAATTAAATAAATTTTACTATTTAGATTTTGAAATTAATCAAATTACTTATAAAAATACTGATAAATCAAGAAATGAAATTTTAAATAATTTTTCAAATAATAAAAAAATACAATTATTATTTAGCATACGAATTCTGGATGAATGTATTGATATTCCTTTATGTAATAGTATTTATATTACACATCCTTGTAATAGTAAAATAAGAGCAATACAAAGAATTTCAAGATGTTTGAGAATTGATAAAAATAATAAATTTAAAATTGGAAATATTTATATTTGGTCTACTCACAATATGACGATATTATTCAAACTTTATCATCAATTAAAGAATATGACATAGATTTTAAATATAAAATAAATTTAAATGAAATAAATTATTATAATAAAAATACAAAAGAAGTAATATTAGAAGATAAAAAATTATTTGATAAATATATTGTAGGTATAAAAGAATTTAGATTAATAAATTGGGATGAAAATTTAAATTCACTAATAAATTTTATTAATATAAATAAAAGAATACCAAATCGTAATGAAAATAAATATATAAATAAATGGTATCAACATCAACAAGAAAACTATATTAAAAATATTGATAATATGAAAAATAATATTATTAAAGAGAAATGGAAAAATTTTATAAATGATTATGATGAATATTTATTAAATCCTAATAAAAAATGGCATAATAAGTTAAATGATTTAATTATTTATATAAATACTAATAATAAAAGACCAAATGGAAATGATAAAAATATTGAAATTAAAAAACTTGCTAAATGGTGTGGTCATCAAATAGGTAATTATAAAACAGAATATCAAATTATGAAAGATCCAAATATTCGTAAAATTTGGGAGGATTTTATGGAAAAATATAATAAATATTTTATTACAAAAGAACAACAATTGCATATTAATTTAAATAATTTAGAGAAATATATACTAATTAATAAAAAGAAACCATATTTAAGCGATACTAATAATATTAATAAAAAATTATGTGATTGGTTATATGTTAATACTGAAAACTTAAAATTAAATAAAAAATCAATGAAAAATGAAGATATAAAAAATACTTTTAAATTATTTTTAGAAAAATATAAAGAATATTTATAAATTACTTGTATAATTATTACGAATTATCATATTTTCACTATTATTATCAATATTTCTATTGTTTATAATGTAATTTTTTAGTTAATTTTGCAATTTTTATACAAATTTCTTCTATATAAAATATAAATGTTATTATTGTAAGAATTGAAAAAATATCACCTAAAATATTATTATAACAATTACAATTATTCATCTAATTAGTTTTTATATGGATATAATCATATTTTTTTATTTTTAGAATACCTTGTTCTATACACTTATTTCTATAATTAGTTATATATTCTAAATCATCTTTATCTCCACCTAATAATATCATATGATATAATAAATCATCAAACCAATTATATTTTAACATAATTATTCTATTATTTACTAATTTTTTCTTATATATTTAAATAAAATTAATAAATATATTTGTAATTAATATAATATGTCTGTTAAAGAACTTATTAAAGGTAAACCTGATGATATTTCTGGTAGTTTGCCTAAATTTATTATTGATTGTCAGTCTAAAATTAATATTGATAATCCAACAACAGAAGGTTGGTTAGAAAATATTTCTTATATACAAACATTAAAAAATGCAGGTCCTTTAATTAGTCCTGATAGAACAAATAAACAAATATTAGAAGGTATTTTATATGGTAATAAAAAAGTTGTTGTTAAAGTTTCAAATTTATCTGAAAATATTGATAAAGAATTTGCTATTTATAAAATATTAATTGAAAATAATGTTTATGGAATATTAAATTATTATTGTTTTTTTATATGTAAAGATTTTTTAAAAAGAATTAGAGATGAATTAACAGATAAAATTATTGATTATTGAAGTGAAAAAATTATACCAAATTTTGATAAAAAAACAACAAATATTTGTAGAAAAGAAGGTAATGATATGAAAGTTTTAATTATGGAATATGCAATTGATGGTAGTTTTGGTTTATATAATTGGTCATTAGATGATATTGAAATAATTAAATCTTGTGTAAAACAATTAATAGTTTCATTAGTAGATGCTTATATAAAAATAGGATTTGTACATAATGATTTAAATAATAATAATTATGTTCTTAAAAAAACAAAAAATAAAGATTTAAAATATAATATAAATGGAAAAGAAATAATAATACAAATACCATTAAATGGATTTGAAACTGCAATAATGGATTTAGAAGATTGTGAAATAGAACAAAATATAAATATTTTTATATATAGTTTAAAAAAATTATTTAATCGTATAGATGATACATATTCTATAAAAAATATATGGGAAAAATATTCATTAAAAATAGATATATTAATGATTAAATTACGAGATTTATCTATGGATGATAAAACAAAAAATATAGAACTTGCAATGAGAGTTTTAGAAATATTAGATATATTAAACTAATAATATGCTAATCTATCATTTAATATATTTATCATATCTTTTTGAATACTATTATAAAGATTTTCAATAGTATTAAAATCTAATTTAGTAAAATCTCTATTATTTGTAACTTCATTTTTAGTAATATAATCAATCATCATTTTTTTCTTATCATTTTTATCATCTTTAATAATAATATATTTATTATATAAATATAACATATTTATATTATATAAATAATTCTTTATATATTTAAAAAAATATTAATTATTGTAAAACTTTTTTATTATGTATATTATAATATTAAATTACTTGTATTTTGTTTAAATTTAAATTTTATAATATCATTATAATTAAATTCTATAATTTCAAGTTTATTTTTAATTCTATTATAATCATTTTTTAAATTATTATATATAAAATCTTTATTATTAATAATATCAGATAAAGTATTATTCCTATTTAATAAATATAAAATAATACTAAATAATAATGCTATTAAAATTCCTTCAATTGTTAATAATGTTGTTTAATAATTGTTTAACATATTATTAATAAATTCATTTTTTTTTGTAATTCTAATTTATAGTTTTCAATATCTTCTTTATCTTTTATAATATTATTATAAAAACTTTCAATCATTCTTATATCTAATTTATTATAATCATAATAATGTATTGTTTCATTATTATAAATATAATCAATCATCATTTTTCTCTTATCATTTAACTCATTGTCTTTAATTATATTATATCTATTTAAAAAAAATAACATACAATTCTATTATTAAATAATAAATAATATTTAAATATAAAAAATCTTCTATCATTTTTATGCTATTATTAAATAATAAATATTCAACAGTTTAAAATGTTTAAAATTATAATTACAAATATAAATAACATAATGATGTTTAATAATTATTATCTTTATATTTAATAATATTATTAAGATTTGAAATTTTTTTCAATAAATAAACTAAAATAGATAATAATAATATAATAGAAAATGTCTCGATAGTAATAACAATAACTTCTTCTTTCATAATTACTATAAATTATATTAATATAATAATCATTTTTTTAAATTTTATATTTAATATTTATATCATCGTGTACATAAGATGATTCATATAAATCAAGTTTATTTTTATTTCTAATATATTCATAATATAAATTATTATAATTATCTTTATATTTAACAATATTATTAAGAATTGTAATTTTATTTGTTAAATAAATATTAAATACACATAATAATATAATTATTATGAATTCGATAATAATAATATTTACAATATCCATATTTTACTTAATATAATAAAAGTTTTATTAAATTAATCATTTTTTATTTAATAAATAAAATCTAATAAAATCAGATTTATGTGCTCAACCTACAAATTTATTATCTAATAAATTCATTATTATAGAATCAGATTTAACATATTCTATTAATGTATCCCATTTAGTTATTATATTTACTTCCCAACCAATATTTAAATTTATTATACGATCCTTAAAATATATTAAATCAGGAGTAAGTATTCCATCCTTATTATCACCAAAAGATAACCATAAAGCCCATATTTTTTAGGAATACTCATATATTATTACTATTATAATATAATAATATAATAATTTAATTTATTTTTAATATTTATCAGCAAAATATTTAGGAGCATCTATTTTATATATAGTTGCTGTAAATGTTCTATCTTTATATATTTCAATATTTAATTTATCACCATTATAAATTTCATTACATCCAATTTCATCTTCGCAACTTATATTATTTTTTTTAATAGGTAATCTCATCATATTATTTTTATCAGTTGCTGTATAATAATTATATCTATCATTATGATTTCTTAATTTTCTACTAAATAAAGGTAATACAATAGGATCTTTATCAGTTTCATCAGAAGTTAAAATACCAATTTGTTGATATTCATTATTATTATATTTAGGTAAATCTTTAGGATAAACTGGAATATTATCTTTTTTTTCTTCTTTAATGATAATAAAATTATTATCATTTTTATTATTTTTAATATTAGAATTTTGTTTATAATATAATATATATATTAAGAAACTTATAAGAATTATTAAAGTAATTAATAATATACTTATTAATATAAACCACATATTACTATTAGATTTCTTTATTGTCATATTTATTTTATAATAAGATTATTAAAATAAATATGACAATAGTAATAAAAATATTTTATAATATTAGAAATTAATGGGAAAATTTTATTGTAGTCCATTAGGATTTGAAGTTTTACCTGATAATTTAGATAAATTTAATAAATTATTACAAATAAGAAGCGCTTCTATTCCTAAACATTATCTAAATAAATTTGGTGTTAATAATATTAAAGATTTTTTTGAATTAATTCAAAAAAATATTAATGAACAAGATAATATTGATTTATTAATTAAAAATTATAATATTTTAAAAGACAAAGAATATGAAGAACAAGAAATTTTAGAAAAAAAAAGAATAACAAAAGAAATTAAAAAAAGTTCAAGAACTATTAAAGATAATATTATTATTCGTATGTTACATGATGAAGATGAAAAAGATGCGATAAAATTATATATAAATTTTAAAAAAATTATGGAAGAAAGTGAAATAGACGCAGATAAACATACACAAGATTTTATATTAAAAAATATAATGTTTGGTATATTTGAAAATAATATTCTTGCTGGATTTGTTATTATTCAGTATTCAAGAAAATTTAAAATTGATAATGGTGAATTAGTTGATACATTTTATATTCAAGAATTATTAATTGATGAAAAATTTACAAAAAAAAAATATGGTGAATTACTTATAAAATATTGTATTTTAAGATGTCCTATTGATAAATTATATATATCTTTTATGACTATGCCAACTAATAAAGGAATGATTAAAATTGCTAATAAATTAGGATTTATATTACAAGAAGCAAAATCAGGTGATAAAAAACACAGTTTATTATTTATTAAAATAAATGATAAATTAGAAAAATCTTTATATATAGATTTAACTAAAAAAGCTAAAAGTAGTAGTAGTAGTAAATAATATATTATGATGTATCTTAATACATATCGTTAGTCTTTTAAATATTTTAAATTTATAAGGAAGAGTACATTTTAGGTTTTTTATAATTTTTTTATTTTTTACTTTAAAGTAATTTAATTTTATTTTTCAAAATTTAAGAAATGTACTCTCACTATTAAATTGATAAGGAATATATTATATAGCATTAAGATACATTATTTATATAATACATATTAATACATTAAATAGCATTATGATGTATCTTAATACAATCTCGCTATTCTTCTAAATATTTTAAATTTATAAGGAAGAGTACATTTTAGGTTTTTTATAATTTTTTTATTTTTTACTTTAAAGTAATTTAATTTTATTTTTTAAAATTTAAGAAATGTACTCTCACTATTAAATTGATAAGGAATATATTATATAGCATTAAGATACATTATTTATATAATACATATTAATACATTAAATAGCATTATGATGTATCTTAATACAATCTC